AGATTTAGTCCCTAGTGAGAATCTCGTGGGAACAATATGCCCTTAATATAGCTCAAACCGCCTCTAGCAGAAGCGAAGATCATTACGTTAAAGTAGGTGCATGTGCTTTAAATTCTCAACGAATGGTCGTTTCGGTGGGCTACAACGGTTTAGCTTCAGGAAAGGACGTTTCCTATGATTTCTGGAGAAACCGGGATTACCGCAGAAAATTCATGATTCATGCTGAAGTGAACTGTTTGAGTCTCTTTAAGAAAGGGGAGGCGGAAATGCTTGCCACCACGTTGCTGCCGTGTTCTTCTTGCGCGACGTTAATAGCGAGCTACGGAATATCCAAGGTAGTTTATATGGACGTTTACGAACGGGACACCCAAGCTTTAGAAATTTTTGACTTTTACAATATAGAATGCATTAAATATGGAAATTAAATACTCCCGACTCCACCCCGAAGGAAAAGAACCGTTTCGCGCAAACACCTCAGATGCCGGATATGATCTCTTTTCCACCGACTATGTCATGTTGGAACCGCTTCAGAGGAAGCTTATTTCGACCGGCATCAACGTAGAAATTCCCGAAGGTTTCTACGGGAGAGTCGCCCCAAGGAGCGGTTTAGCGTGTAAGAAAGGGGTAGACGTGATGGCGGGGGTAATAGACTCGGGCTATCGAGGAGAAGTAAAAGTTTTATTGATAAACTTAAACTTCGAAGGATATAATTTAAAGCCTAATGCTTTTGAAACAATGTTTGGCTCAGCAAATAAGATAGAAATTAAACCGGGCGACAGAATAGCTCAGCTAATTATCGAAAAATGTCACAGTGTTGAATGGAAACCTATGGAAACACTGGAAGAATCCCAAAGAGGAGAGCAAGGCTTCGGCAGCTCAGGTCAATAACTCACCATGCAGCAACAAAACCCCCCGCACGCGGAGATAATGTCCCATAACGTCAAGATGATAGGAACAGATGTTCATGTCATCAAAAACGGTGGATGGAGAGGAAAAGTGGAAGAGATGGTAGACGAGGAATACTTCCTGATCTCCCGATTTGATAACCCCACTAAAGTAGAGAAGGTTTCTATGTATGACATTCGGTCCCTATCTTACGAGACTTTGTGACGCACCAGTCGCGAAAAATTAGGTTCGACAAAAGAGGATAAGCCTTCCTTTTTGAGAATCTAGACTTACCGAAAAGCACACTTCTGCCAATGAAATAGGGGGCATTCTCTCCTCTCTAGAGGCTTAAGGGCTGAAAAAGAGACACTATGGCACAGCCCTTGCTAAAGGTATGTTATGTATTTGCATAATACTTTTGGCAGGGGCGTGCTTGATTTTGCAGCGCCGTTATTCACGGAGATAGAAAAGACTTTTGATCCCATTTTTGTAGAAGAAGATGGAGATTATGTATTTGAGGTAGAAATGCCCGGCTTTTCCAAGGAGGACGTTAAAGTTCGAATTGACCAGCACGGACACCTCAACTTGGAAGGACAAACCACAAAAAGGGGAAAGGAAATTAAGTTCGGACAGGCTTATGAAGTCCCCGAAAAAGCCGACCTGTCCTCAGCAGACGCCTCATTGAAGGATGGGGTCTTTCGGCTAACATTCAAACGAAAAAACAAACACAAACCCAAAGAAATAAAAATAAAATAAAAAGGGTTATTAGAAAAGCCGGGCTTAGGCCCGGCTTTTTTGTGTAATAATAGGTATGCCGCTCCCTTCTCCAAGCAAAGACCAGAAAAAAGGAGACTTCATTAGCTCCTGCATGGCCAGCCCAGCCATGAACAAAGAATACAAAAACCCCAAACAAAGACTAGCTATTTGTCATTCCCAGCATCGAAAGTCTTCCAGTGCAACGACTTGGGACGAAATTGAGTTTGACAATTTTTTTCTCTTAAGGTAAGATATTTTTAAATGAGCGAAGACACTCGTAAAAAAATACTCACCCTGCTCAGTCAGGTAATAGATACGTCTATATGGGAAGACGCGAAACTTAAAAGTAAAGACCCTGTTAAAAATCCGGGGGAAAGTTTCATAACAAATAAACTTAAGCTAATTAGGGAGGTTTTGGAAAATGAAGATTGATATCTTATTAAAAAAACTTTTAGATCAAAAGAAAGAGATCGTAGAAGCGTCCAAAGTAAGTGCCCAAAGCATCGACTTTTGGGAAGAGAAAGCCGAGAAGCTGTTCGCTAAGATGGACGAAGAGGAAGAGGGATGGAGCTATTCCCCCAACGATTGTATAGAAGATACTTGCTCCAAAAACCTAAAAGAGATAAACATTCTAATGAAAAGAATGAAATTTGAAAATGATCAACTAGACGTGCTCGAAAAGAAAATAGAAGAACTCGAAGAGACGATCTCTCAAACAATCGAGGAACATGCCAAAAAACAAAAAAAATAAAAAATATTACCTTATCGAATCCGCAAGAAGAAAATGGTCATATGGCGCGTTTCCTCATACCGAAGAGGGGCTGATCGAAGCGAAAAAGTATTTAAGGAACCTACAGAAGAAGACAGACGAGAAGCTGGAGATCATTGAAAAGTAACTTGACATTTCTCCCCGAAACCCCCATGCTTTCCTTTCGGCCCTAATAAAGGCCCCATATATAATTTTACATAATGAAACAAGACACATCTATTATCACCCAAGACTTTCTTAAGAAGTACAAAAATAAACAACCCAAGTGGGGCTTTAATGGCTTAGGCTACATCGTTTACAAGCGAACCTATTCTCGCGTTAAGGAGGACGGAACTCTTGAGGAATGGTACGAAACCGTAGCGAGATGCATTAACGGAGCTCAAAAAATAGGTGCCAAGTATACCAAAAAGGAAGCGGAGAGATTATTTGATTTAGTTTTTAACTTGAAATGTAATTTTGCGGGACGAGGATTGTGGCAACTAGGAACCTCTACTGTTGACCGTTTCGGAGGGAATAGTTTGCTCAATTGTTGGTTCACTGCAATCAAGAAGCCGGACGACTTTTGTTTTATTTTTGAAAATTTAATGCTCGGAGGAGGGGTGGGTTACTCGATTCGAAGGGAAGATATCCACGAGCTCCCCCGTGTCAAAAAGAACGTAGAGATTACCGTAAAGAATACTAACGACGCAGACTTCATAGTTTCGGACAGCAGAGAAGGGTGGGTGAGACTATTGTCCAAGGTCTTGGATTCCTACTTCGTATCGGGGAATTCTTTTTCGTACTCTACTGTTCTCGTTAGGAGCGCCGGTAAACCCATTAACGGTTTCGGAGGAACAGCTAGTGGGCCAGAAATCTTAATAGAAGGAATAGGTAAGATAGGAGGGGTAATAAAAAACAGGGAAGGAAAAAAGCTGCGAAGTTTAGATGTACTAGACATTGCCAACATCATTGGTTCTGTTGTTGTAGCTGGTAATGTTCGCCGCTCCGCTGAAATAGCCCTAGGAGACCCTGACGACTACCTGTACATAAAAGCAAAACGTTGGGACTTAGGCAATATTCCTAACTGGAGAGCAATGAGTAACAACACTATATATTGTGACAGCTATGATCACATTGCTGAAGGTATTTGGGATGGTTACGCGGGCAATGGAGAGCCTTATGGGTTCTTTAATCTCGGCCTAAGTTCCAAGTTCGGAAGAACAGGCGAAAAAAGCAAAGAAAACTGTGAAGGAACCAACCCTTGCGGAGAAATTTCACTTGCAGATAAAGAGTGCTGCAATTTAGCCGAACTTTATTTAAACAACATTGAGTCAAAGGCGGAAATGATTGAATGTGCGACGCTTCTTTACAAAACCCAAAAAGCAATCTGCGCTCTTCCGTTTATCCATGAAGATACCAATAAAATTGTTCACAAGAACTTTAGGATAGGACAGGGGATCACTGGAATCTGCCAAAGCCTACATAACAATAAGCTAGAATGGCTAGACGACTGTTACAAAGCTTTACGAAAATACGATAAAGAATGGAGCAAGAAGAATGACTGGCCAGAAAGTATCAAGCTTACAACAGTAAAGCCTAGTGGCACCTTGAGTCTGCTCGCTGGATCAACCCCGGGAGTACACCCAGCCTATTCCCAATATTACATTCGTCGCGTTAGAATGTCTAGCGAAGACGCTCTTGTTCAAACCTGCAGGGAAATGAATTATCACGTGGAGTACGTTAAGAACTTCGACGGCTCCCTGAATCGTGATACGGTTATTGTCGAGTTTCCCTGTCAGTCTGGCAAAGACGCAACCCTGACCATGGAGATGAAAGCTGTTGATCAATTGGACCTTATTAAGAAAATCCAAAAGGATTGGTCTGATAATGCTGTTTCTTGTACGGTCTATTACAAAAAAGAAGAGCTGCAAGACATAAAAGAATGGCTCCGAAAGAACTACAAAAACAACATCAAAAGCGTATCGTTCCTTCTACACCAAGATCATGGATTCGATCAGGCCCCCTACGAAGAGATAGACGCAGAGACTTACAAAAAACTTTCTATGGCCGTCAAAAAAGTAACTCCCACTAAAGTCGGGAACGGCCACGTATTGGAAGGACTTGAATGTGAAGGTGGAGCATGCCCGATAAGGTAACAGATTATTCAAAAATAAGCATCTTCTACCCTGTGATAGGGTATACAGGGATGGTTCACTCTGACTATATGATGAGCACCATAAACCTACTACTTTTGTGTAGGCAGAAGGGTATGAATCTCGGCATGAGATCTATCTGGTTTGAGAGTCTCATAAGTAGAGCAAGGAACGCTTCCGCAGCGTTCATGTTGGCCAAAGACTATACCCACTTGCTGTTTGTGGACACTGATGTGAGCTTCAACGCCCACGACGTATTGAAACTGGTAGACCAACAAAAGGAAGTAGTGGTCGGCGTTTACCCCAAAAAATACTGGAGTCACCAAAAGATGCAGGCCATGGGATCTTCGGGGAAATTCCCCGAACAATGGAGACATCTAGCCACTGACTTTTCCACAGAACTCCCGCCAGAAGCATACACCAAAAGCAAAACAGGACAATCGGTAGAAGCTAATTACGCAGCCACCGGTTTTATGCTTATAAGCCGATCCTGCATAGAAAAGATAATCGAAGCCAGACCTGACATAAAATACACCAACGATATTGATGGATATATGGAAGCCGGAGATAATTTTCATGATATCTTTCAGTGTAAAGTCAATCCTGACACTAAAAAATACGAAAGCGAAGACTACGGTTTCTGTAAAATGTGGAAGTCTTTGGGTGGAGAGATCACCGTTGTCCCAGATATCTCCTTGGGGCACCGGGGATTCAATACCTACTACGGAAACCTCAAATTTCAGGCTAATTACTTCAATCTTTAATTAAAAATTCCCTAGTTGAGCTTCTTGAATGTAATAAACCTTAGACGCACATGTCAGACCTCCCCTATAGCGAAGAATCTTTTATGCTAAAACAGGCCGTTTGCAAACTCATGGAAGTCTCCCTAGACCTTGGAACCAACCGAGGAAAAGCCCTTAACGGAGAATTCAAAAAAATGGACGACCTTTTGAGCCTAATTGGCAGAGTTAAAAACAATATGGATAAAAAAAATGAACACCTCAGAATTTGAAAGAGGAAAGCCCATACAAACCCACAACCTGCTCACCAGACTAATAAAAAAATACAAAAAAATAGTAAACGAATTGCCCATTATGGACGACGAAGACGCTATAAAGGTGGAGATGTCAGCTGATTTCATAAGGGAGCTAACCATTCTAAAAAAAACTTTTGAAAAAGGGCAACGACGAGTAAAATAATAACGTATGTCTAATTACCTTAAGATAATGCTGGAGTCCTCACGCCGATGCTCGGCCGCTACCCAAGACGCAGCCAACGATGCTCGAAACGCTGCAGACGAAGCCTGCTCTCATGCCAAGGAGATAGACTCTATGGCTACTGAGGCAGCCAACAGGGCCGTAGAGGCGAACGAGAGGGTCAAGGTCCTCGAAGCTAAGCTAACGGCTCAGAACGCAGATCCTGCCTGATGATTTACTACCATTTTTAATGGGCGAAAAAACCACAATTACCTGTCTCTGCCATATCGAAGTGGATGATAACGAGTATGAGGCGCTGACCATAGTCGACGACATGTTGGGAAATAAGCACGCAGTAATTGATATTAATACTGGCCTACTTTCAGAAAAAATAACTTTAATAGTAAACGAAACTATTACGACCACAGCGCACGGATGCGGAGTAAGATACAAGAAAGAAAAGGTTTAAAATGGGAATGTTCGATGAGATAATGGTGCCCAAGGGGTATCTGAAGAGCCTTCTAAACAAAGAAGACGAGAAGCTGTTGGAGAAAAACCACCTCTTTCAGACCAAAGACTTAGACAATTTGATGGATCTTTACAAAGTCCACCGTCAATATCTTTACAAAAAGAAAAAGGAGGCTCTCCCCTTCGAAGAGTGGGAGAAAGTAAAAAAGAATGCCGTCATTCGCTTTCATGACTACCTAACAAACAAAGATCACGACGAATACTCTATAGAATTTCAATTCAGCTTCAAGAATGGAAAAGTAGACAAGAAAGAACTGCTTAAATTCACACTAGAATCAACCAAGAAAGAATCGGAAGAGACTCAAAAAATGTGGGACACCGAACAAAAAATATTCGGCTCCTACAGAGACCACTCCCTTAAATACAGACTCTTCTCCCGAATGGAAAACTGCTTCCAGAAAATTACAAACTGGGCCAGAAACAAACACTGCATACCCCTTAATATACGCCAAGAAGCGTATGAAAAATCGGGACGACTTAAAAAAGATCCCCACTGTTTAGATTTGTACAAAGACCTGTAGACGAGGTTTGCAAATGGCCAAAAAAAGTAAATTAACCAGATCACCACAATGGAGAAAACATTTGCGTAAATTTTGGCAAAGAGTATTTTGGAAGAAAGAAAGACAAAACGACAAAAAAGAACTTAAAGAATGAAAATAATAACCTATATGAAACCATCCTGTGGATGGAGTAATGGAGTTCGAGCAATAATGCGTAAGTACGACTTGCCGTTTGAGGATCGAGATATAATTAACGACTCAGAACACCGACAAGAAATGATACAAAAAACAAACCAAATGCTACAACCCTGCGTCGAGGTTAACGGCAAAATGCTGGTTGACGTTAGCGGTGAAGAGGTCGAAGCTTACCTGTTGTCTAATAGTCTGGTGAACATCAACGAAAAAGAGGCAGACGTTCCAACTGACCGAGCATGCGAAAGTGAAACGGTTAATGTTAAATTTAAACCATGATAACAGAAGAATCCCTTAACAAAACTTGGTTCATAGATATTGACGGAACCATAGTCAAACACTTATATAATCAAGATATTGACGTGGCGATAGACTCCTTAGGTGAGAAAAGCCACACTCTAGAGACGCCTATTGAAAAAAGCGTCAGCTTCCTTAAAGACCTTCCCAAGGAAGACACTGTTGTGCTCACCACAGCAAGAGACGGCAAGCACAAAGATCATACAGAAAGAATGCTTAAGCATTTTGGGGTAAGGTACGATCGAATAATGTTTGACTTGAGAGCCGGGCCTCGTTATTTGATAAACGACATAAAACCTGTCGGGACAGCCGGAAATGCGGCACCAATAAACACAGCTTACTCTTTAAACGTAGAAAGGGATGAGGGGATAGAGCTTCAGGTGTAAAAATGACAATCCAAATAGAAAAAGATAAACTCATCCAGTTCACAAACTTAGTCAACGAATGTTGTGCGGTCATGGATGATGACTACGTAGCAGAATGGCTAACAATCCCTAACCCTGACCTAAACATGGAACCACCCATTCAACTAATAAGCGACAAAGTAGGAACGGAGAAATTATACCGCCTTCTTTATTTTATAGGCATAGGTGAAGCTGATCTTTAAGGAGCCGGAACAGACGAACCTCGAGAGAGAGTTCCATCAGAAAACCTTTCGTAAGTTACCACATAATCGGTTCCATTGACGCTTTCTACGATACTAAAAATTCCTACTTGATTGTCTCCGACAATAACCGTTGCATCAACATCAAGAACATTACTAATGAAAACGGGAGCGTCCGGTAAAACGGAGAAGGGGCCTATAGAATCATTGGTTCCTCCAGAAATTAATATCTGCGTATCGGTTCGTTGAGACACTGCTAGCCTCGGGACTTTTACAGTTATCTTATTATCTGAGTTTATTGTAATGTCAGTTGCCCTCTGAATTATATCCCCCTGTACGGGGACGGGAAGGGCTGAAGATGTCGCGCCCCTCTCAGTAGCAAAATAAACTCCACTGACGGCATTAAACCCCTGTCCAGAAATCTCTACGGTAGAACCTGTTATACCCATTGATGGGCCAAAACCCGTAGCGTCAACCCATGTGCCATTTAAAGTTACAGTCTCACTAAAGTAGTCTATCTGATCACCTTGGTAAGGAGCAGAAGGTGACGATGCAAAATTAGTATATAATTTCGAATACGAAGAGAAAGAGTTGTCCTCAAAAGCTCCTCCATTTAATAAAATCAGATTACCCGTCCCAATAAATTCGGTATTGGAGGTAGACTGAATGACACTAATGAAAGAGTTATTAGTCCCAGAAAGACCAGTCTCATACAAATTAGCGAAAATACCGCCGGTAGTTTCCCCGGTTACTCCATTTTGGTATCCAGTTCCCGATATAAGAGCAACAGGATCTCCGGATACAGGAGAAATGCTGCTTTGGAAATTTACCCCTGTTATAATAAAATTACTTCCGGTATTAATCGCACCTGCTGTCAAACCCTTCACTCCACTTACAACCGCCAATGAGTGAACAGCGGTAGGTGTCGTATAAACCCTTAGATTAGATTGCCCAGTAAAAGTTGCAAGAGAAGAGTTAAGTATTCCCGTAGGAACAGCAATAGAAATAGTTTCAATATTGTTCACCGGGTCTAAATCTATACCGCTACTAGAAATGTTGAAACCCGCAATCTCATCCCCACCCCCTCCAGAAAACAACACATTAAGGCCAGACAAATTGTGTCCGGACGCGACAAGTGAAGCTCCGGGAACTTTCCAATCCTCCAACCCAGTCAAAGAAAACACGTTCAAACCACTTCCGGCACACGAAGTGTCAAAGGTTCCTGTCCTGTCAAGATAATCCACGAAATTAAATAACCCACTATTAGGGTTTATTTCATTGGGTACCGAGAAATCTAACCCCCCATAGGTGCCACCACCGAGAAGGGTACTTGTAAACTTACTACTCTCTCCTGACACCTCAAGCTTTTCAATGAGGCCTAGCCTTCGCCCAGAAACATGTACGTTACCTCCCACAGCCACCACTTGATCATAATTTATAGTAGCGGGCTTTTCTGAACCTTTTTCCCCTACCCAATAGCCGCTTACAATAGGTTTTCCGGGAACCACCACTAAATTCGTCTCTGAAAACACATTACCACCACGAGTAAAAACTCCTATTTTATCGCTTCCAACATCTTCGCTCACCACAAACTCAATACCACTAACGTTAGCTCCATTTGACTGGGTAGTAAAACCCTCTACGTCTACTTCCCCCACCCTCACCCCCGTAACCTGCTCAAAAAACCCCGATACAGTTACCGCCGTCTCGGCGACGGTAGCTTGAGAAGGAGTAAAACCACTCATTTGTGGTGAATGATAAACACCCAGTACGGTATTTTTCAAAGCCTGCGCTCTTTGATTCTTAACTTTAAGTTTGTAATTTCCTTGGGGGAAAGCTGTGGGATATGTAAATTTGCACTCGGTAAAATCACTTACGAACCCGCTACATGTAAGTTCTCTATATTCGTTACTCATGGTGTCTTTGACCAGTATCGCCGACGTACCCGAATAAAGATTTGTCCCTGTTATAACTCCCGTTGCGTTGGGGGCTATAGCTGTAATAGGATCAACAGCGGAGATAGTGGGAGTTCCATAACCAACAAACTGATCTACTCCCGTAACATCCCCATAGGTCCCCGACAACGTCACGTCAAAAGCTTGATGGGTGTAAATTGTGCTTATGTCTGCTCCCACGACAACCCTTACGGAGGTTCCTGCCGGACCTCCAATCAAAGCGCTAGTTCCATAGGTTCCGATTCCCAAGGCCCCTCCCGTTATAGCTGCTCCTGTTATATGGAAGAGATTATTCCCCTTTACTGTAAGTGTGTTTCCAGCTAATCCCGAAGCAGGATTAGTAGTGTCGTTGTATTCATTTACAACGGACGTTATTGAGGGGGGAGAATATTTAGGAAAGAAATTTATATCAGAAGGAAAGGCTTCTGGATAATGATTAGAATAAAGAAACAAAGATGCGCTGCCGGTGGGGACCGCAGACGGAACTATACCCGTCATAACTCTATCATCCACTAAATTAAACAATCCTGTTACCCCGTCTCCCCCAAAGCCAACCAGATATCCACTCGCCGACAAATCGGTCTCCTTAGAATCATAAAGAATTTCCGGAATAAAGTTTTCTCCTGACAAACGAATAGTGTCTCCAACCCCCACGTAAGTAGTGACACCATCTATTTCCTGAGAAGAGGCCGCCCCGTTAGGACCGTACCCGGTAAGTTTAGCTAATGATTTGAACTCTAAATCCGTATTCCCCGAAGCAACCAAACCACTCTGCAACAAGACGCCTACCTTTCCCCAAACATCTCCACTTGGAACAGTGGTTTGAAGATTTGTTCCTACCACAGACGCCGTAGAGGTTATATCATTAAAACTAACACCAGTAGCGCCGCCAAAATTTTTCCCGATAATATCTACCGTCTCTCCAGTTACTTGCTGGCCCGTGCTTAATCCCACTATCTCAGGAATAGGAACAAACTTATTAGAAGAAACGCCACTAGAAAGAGAGGTGTTCGCATTTAATCCTGTTCGCAACGAAGAACTCACGCTTATTCCATCCCATAACGCATTTTCGGGAATGACACAATTTATTTGCTGAGAATTAACCTCATAAAATTCTCCACTCACCCCACCAAACTCGACGTTGGTTATCTGATAAAAATTTTGCCCCGTCAAAGGGATTAAATCCCCAGCGCGCCCGGAGAAAAGATGCAGACCCCCCACAGAAACCTGATCGGAAGAATCTAGAACCACATTAAAAACACCCAACGAAAGAACTGAATTATCAGTCTCCACAAAAACCTCATCAGTAAAAGCCGCCGGAGGAACAATTCCGGAGATCCCTGTCGTGCCCAAATACTCAAACGAAGTCACTACCTCTTCTCCGAAACGGACATTTTTAGCAAAGTTGAGATTACTTCCACTAATTGTAAAAATCTCGTTGGGTGAAAAAGTAGGCATATCGTTTCTTTCTTATGAAGGCAATCCTTGTTCAGACCCCGTAGTTCCCACCCCCACTGAGCCACTATTTCCTGCGTCATCTATAACAGATCCCACATATATTTCAGTTGCCGAAAGATTGTTTTGTGTGATATTAACTGTCTGTTTGATGTAGTCACCAGCAGATGATGCTAAATTTCTATTGTTTATAACTCCCGAACAGGTAAAATTCTCCAACAAAGTAGAACTAGAATTCTTAAGGTTAACGGATATTTTTGCTGCATCCCCAGATATCGGTAAGTAACCGGTGGGATTATCCACTTCGAAATTTATATTAACAGTTTTTGCTCCGAAACTTATGTCGCTCGGGATAGTTTCGTTCATTAGATAAACGGGCATTACTTCTGAGCTGTAGTTATAGGTTCCCGCTATAAAATTGTCTACAGCACCAGTGGCAAACTCACCCTCGATTGTAGCATGAGTCATATTTAAAATTTGAGTATCGGACGGAGCTGGTTGGTTTACGGGAGAAAAAACCCCCCTAGCATAGTCGAAAAAATCCACAGTCGCACTGGCTGAAGCAGGCGAATTGGGAGAAAAATTAACCGAATATGAAGTCAAAAAACCACTCGAAAAATAAAGCCCCCCAAAATTCCCGGACAATTGCTGACTACCTGAAAAAGGTATTTCGCCTTGACCAGTTATGAACTCCTTGAAATAATCTTTTCCCGTAATATGATAATTAAAACTAAGCTTTCCCCCAATCCCATTGTTGGGAACCTGATCTTGGGTATGACGCTGAGTCATTAAATACTTGGGGGATAGACTTGTCCCAAGAGATATTTGAGCGCTGGAAGCTAAAATCTCATTATCGTTAACGAGTAATTTGGAATTGTCGGCTGAATAAACCACATTAATAAACCGCTGTTAGATTCTTTTGCGTCCTGACTATGTCATCCATGCCCGCCGACATGGCCGTAGAAACCTGCTTCACACCACTAAGCCCAATTCCCATACTCGTGCCTGCTGGGGAGCCCCCTAAACCACTAAGGGTTAAAGTGAGATTACTGGCTGCCGGATCGAAAGCTAACCCTGATTGGAAAACGTCCTCTGTTATCCCCAACGTTTCTTGTGCGTTCGTATAAAGGCATGTCATGGGAAATTCCTGCCCCACTTTGTACACAGGGTTATGGTTGAAACTTATTGAATAATCAGCTCCAAAAACATTCGCAGCACTGTCTCCTGCCGTTATTGATGTCGCGAAATTATCTAGATTAGTATAACGTCCATGCACGACGCCAGTGGCTAGCTTCCCTGTTTGTATAGTCTGTCCCGCAAAATCATCCAATCTTCCGGACATAGGAAGCTGGGTCCCCGACCCGAAGAAAGTAAAACCACAACTAGAAGAAGATACCGAATTGCTTTGCACCCCTACTCCGTAAGAATTAAGATAACCACTTCCCGAAACACCGGCAAACTTGATCTCTACACCGCTTACCTCCGAAGTATTACTAGCCGCCGCCTTTACACCACTAGCTAAAGAGTTAATTATATTGCCATTAACCCCAAAATATGTGCCTGTTATAGTAGTTAAAAAAGAAAAAGACAAATCTCCTTGTCTTGCTCCAGCCGGAAACTGACCTAATGTCCCCTTGCTTCCGATAGCGTAAAGGGGAGCTTGGGCATTAGAAAAACTTAAAGAGCAATCCGTTGCTAAAAGTTGTTCGGACACACCATTGTGTGTAACCTCTACCGCTGCTTTATCATAAAATACCGTTGCCATGACCTTTTCTGTGTTTTATTACACCTTTTTTATCTATTATCTCAATATGAATGATCGCAAATTAAAGTTGGCTGTCGCGTTAGACCCTACGCCTGCTTGAAACGATTCCGAAGTCAATAGCATATTATCAAAAGAGTACGAAAGTAATGTAGTGTCCGAATTATTTTTTTTCAAAGTTATTGTTGCGTTTTTGAAAATCGTCTCATCAGGCACCAGTCGCATATTTTTTATCTTATAGTCGTCAACATCTAATGAGAAATTGACGTTTACCTCTATGGGTGTCCCTGCGATTACCTTGGCGGGCTTGTCGGCGTTAAGGGTGTAAATAGGAACTCTAGGAGTGGCTATATCCACGCTGAACGAAGTCATTCTGTTAGATGAAAACTCGTCTAAGTTGACCTCCATAGAGCTGTAGCTAGGTATATTTAAGCTGGGAATAAGGGAAGAAACTTGATCGTACTCAGAAAACAGCACCCCAGTTCCAAAATCCCCATAAATTGTAGATGTGGTGGAGGTCTGAGGAATCTCCCCAATTGCACAGGAAACAGAGTAAGTTTCCAAATAGCCTTGAGAAAAATAAATTTTTTCGGTTCCGTAGTCAATTATACCACTAAAAGGAATGTCTCCAGTAAAGTTTTGCATCACATCAAGAGAATAAGAACCGCTATATCCAGCCTCCAAAGTGTTGATGAGCAAAGTATTTAATTGCAAACTGGCTGTCTGACCCCCTTGTGGAGCGTACTGTATTTCTGTAATCCCCAAATTATCTAAGGGACGAGCAACCGATTCGTATTGGGCATTAATAGACTGAACTCCCTGTATCCCACTATTGTTAATGGTGATTTTCTCAGCCTCTCTCCTAATTCTTCCTAACATTACCTTATCTTTATTTTACACTTCTTTTTGTGTGTAATATAATAAATAAAGGGTTAAGGAAAAATGGCTGAGAGTATTTACACAGTAAAAGATTGGGTAACTGGGACGACCTATGCAAAAAACAACATTGTTTTAGTGAGGGAAGATATCGGAGATACCGGAATACCTAAGAAAATTAAATATTATTACGCCATTAAAAGCGGTCAAGGGCAAACCCCGCCCACCTATAACAACCAATATTGGGCCGGGTATGTAGCTTCCAACGGGGCAGCTATACCCCTTTTTACTTGGATTCCCTCTTACAACGCAACTACCTCCCACAAACCGAGAACCCTGACTATAAATTTTGGAAACGGCTACGAGCAAAGACTGCCTGACGGTATCTTTAACGGGTTGATAACTTTAAGCGTTTCCTTTGACTTGAGGAATGAAGCGGAAGCTACGGCTATTTTACATTTTCTTAGGGCTCGCAAAGGGGCAGAAAGCTTTGTCATGCAAAACCTTCCTCAACCTTACGCTGATATACCGGGAAGTGGCTACAGGAAGAGGTTCATATGCTCTGACTTTTCCAGCACTTTTTCTTTTCATAACAATTACAGTGTAAAAGCTACGTTTATACAGAAAAATAACTAAAAATGCCATACACTCCCACCAAGAGCATCGCCCAATCCTCCTTCAAGTCTGTTAGCGCGGAACTAGCTAACCTAAACCCATCGGCAGTAATAACCTTTTTCGAAATAGACGTCACCAACGTTATGGAGTCAAACAACATATCGAATCTAGGCGTGGAGGCGGATGCTTATGGAGTAACCCAAGACGTTCAGGGTAATATTTTGCGCTTTCATAACAGCATTAACGTTTTTAACTCGTTCTTAAAATGGCAAGGTTTTACCTACTATCCCGCCCCCATACAAGGAGAAGGGTTTGAAACCTCCTCTCGAGGAACCCTCCCAACTCCAACCTTAACAATAGCAACTCAAGGCTCCCAGAAAGGCTTAATGGGTCTCCTGAGACACCAGATAAGGAAATTTGGAGACGTTGTTGGAGCCAAAGTAACACGCATAAGAACCTTCGCTAAATATTTAGACGTAGATAATTTTTTAGCGGTAAACTCAGAAGGAAAAGTCTCGCCGAATGCACTGCAAGATATGGCTACAGAAAATTTGGGGGAAATACCTATAGGTTTTGAGCCTGACCCTTACGCAGAACTTCCCCGTGATATATATTACATAGAAAGAAAAGAATCGGAAAACAAATCAATCTTAAGGTACCAACTTTCTTCTAATTTAGACTTGGAGGGAATAAAAATCCCCAAAAGAGTAATATTAGCCGACCGCTGTATGTTCGACTATCGGGGGCCGGGATGTTGGTACCAACACAAGTACGATGTCCAAAGCTACACACTAGTATTATCGGTTTGGTCTGGAAGCGGGGCCGGAAACTGGACTAACGAAAATGCTCGAGACCAAGTAAAATCTGACGGCATCTTTTTAAATACAGTAAACAACATAAGTGTAGACGCTATTAACAACATCTTTCATACAGGATATGTTATTAACTTCACAAGTGGTGCGACGTTTACGATAAGTGATGATATATCGGTCTCTCCCCCGTCTAGCCAGTACGCAGTTGGATCTGATCTACTTTACGGAACCTTAAGCGCTACAATACAGGACAACGAAACAGGAACCATAAACTACAGCTATGACACCCTTACAAGCAACACATCTAACGCTGCTATAACAGCCGCCGTAAGAAACTCTGGGCCCGGAGGCCACAACATATACTACTCGGTGGCCAAATCTCCCGCTTTCCTTGTCGCTCCGAGTGAAGAATACGAACTAAAGTTTAATTTTGCCTTCCTTAATGCCTCTAGCGTAGAATATCCCAATTTTCAAATTCAAAACGCCACTACAGTCAACGGTAAAGTGGGATGGAAGCAGTCATGGTCGCAAGCAATAAGACCCACACGAGAAGGAACCAACACATTAAGATTTCAAGTCAACAATAATGCGGTAGGAACGGGAAATAACGCCATGCTTGTTGCTTGGAACACTCAGTATGCTAATTGGACAATAACAGATGTCTCCCTTAACAAGGTGACCTCCAGACCACCAATCTTAAACAAAGCGGGACTGGACTTAGGCAACTACGCCGACACCCTACTACCCCAAGAAGCGCCGCCTGTAGCCACAGACAACGACGAAAAGATAATCGAAGCTCTAGGGGATCAACTTCAAAAATCCAAATTAGAAGACAGAGGACTATGGAACTCAGCCCTTCAGTACGAAGTGGGAGATTATGTTTATACGTCAAAAGACGATTTAAAATATTATTTTGTATGCAGTAACTCGAACAGTGGATTCCCTCCGCCTAATTCCACTTACTGGATATCTGACCAATGCTCAAAAAGCCTCACCGGATGCCGGTTAAGGTGGGGGGCCAAAGCTAAGGGGGGGGCAGTCAGGGGCTCCACATGCATTATAGGAGGAGCTGCTTCAGCGGACGGATCGGGTGGTCTTCCCTATGGAGGATTCCCAGCAGCCACCCAAATACAGCAGAATTTCACTTCCCGATGAAACTTGCTCAACACATAAAAGAGCATATTAAGGCTCATGCTTTGGAAGATTCCCCAAATGAGTGCTGTGGTTTGATATTTGAAAAAGACACCTCTCAGGAAGTCTTCAAATGTAGAAATACCTCTACTTCCCCACTAACCAGCTTTTCCCTAGACCCATTGGACTACCTAAAGTGTTCCTCCCGAGGAAAAATAAAAAGCGTTTATCATTCTCATTTGGAAGAAGAGGAGTTTTCGGAAGCGGACAAGACTAACAGCTCTTATCACAATGTTAACTATATAATGTTCAACATTAAAAACAATTCTTTTCGGGAATTTAACCCTAGAAAACAGAAGACCCTATATCTGAATAAGCCCTTTAAAGTGGGGGTGAATGATTGCTTCACCTTAGTCCGAGACTACCTAAACAAAAATACACAAGCCCAGCTTCCCCAAGAAGTTTGCGAAGCTTATTCTTTTGGAGCGCGAAGAGAAAATCTGCAAAAAGCGATAGATCTTATTGATGAGGTGGCTCTGTCTTATACTAAAAAAGATTTCCTGAAGATATTTGTATCCCATATTAACGAACTAAAAAAACATGATATCCTAGTGATAGGGCTGCGGGAAAGCAACACTCCGCTTCACTTAGCGGTGTATTTAGGAAATAATATGGTTATCCATCACCCCAGAAACAAACATGTTACTACAGAAAGGGTGAGCACCTCCTTTTCCAACCGAATAATTTACGCTTATAGACCCCAATGAAAAAACTAACACACATAACTTTGCACGGGATCCTGTCCGAACAGGTAGGAAGACAGGATTTCAACTTGTCGGTAAGTAGCGTAGGAGAAGCTATGAGAGGAATTCAAGCTAACTGTAAGAAACTTTACAAGTCGCTTATAGAAAACGATGAGAAAAATATAAAATATAGGGTGTTGATAAATAAGAAGGATTTTTTGGTGCAAGAAGGCAAAGACCCCAACACCGAAGAAGGGATGAAGTCATCAGAACTGGCAATGAACTTCCAAGATCTTAAG